GCAATATTCTCTCCATTGCTGCACACCACTGTTTGATAACAGGTGTATCCAAATCTGTCGTTTTGTATCCAAAAACTTTTCTACTAACAACAACTCTGTCTGGTACAGCAATTGGTGACACAGATACATGTAACTTAGACATTTGTCTCTTCACGTCAATAATGCTTTCTGCACTTGTCCAAGGATCCAAATAAATTCTACCCAAGAATGGTACAGGTTCACCTTCTTTGGACACCTCAGCCTTCAATAACATTCCGAATTTTGCGAAAGTAGCTTCCAAATCCTTTGCTGGTAGGTGTGTTGTTAAACCATCATCACCACCATACATTCCCAAATTATCCCAAGCTCTATCTGCATCATGATGAAATCGCAAGGCTACATAATTCATAAAAGCATTGGCATTCGTATTACCCCATGATGTTTTACTTGAGCCACTCAAAGTATTATAGTGTGCTTCATAAAACAATCCATGTTTAGTGATACCTTTAACATGCTTCTCTTTGGATAACAATCGCATCAATTCTGGGTGATACACTGAAGCATATCCCCGCATCATTGTTGCAACATTTAAACAATAAATTATGTATCCCAAACTACCATCACATTTACTGATATCAGTTGGAATAATCTCTTTAGCAGTCATGGCCATATCCATCAACCTTTGTTCAATCACTCTAGGATGTTTCCCAAACGCATACCACTGTTGTGGTTTCATAAATTTATTGACCAAAGGTGACACATACTGACCCAATCTAAAATTATGTTCCATTGGCAATGTGGAAATATTTCTAGGATCTGTCACTTTTCCGTAAAACTCAGCTTTCTGGAAGGCTTTGACAATAAAACCACCATCAGCAAAAAGCCAGTCTTTAACCAATTCAACTTTTGATCTTTGACTAGGTCTGTTAAACTTAGCATTCTGTGTGTCAAAATCATCTGGTACAAGGGTTCCACTCTCAGACTCTGGAATTAAACGCTGTAGATATTCATGCATGCAAATCCAGAAAAAAGGTGGATAAGTTGTTACCTTGTTCTCAACTTTCTTAATCCTGCCGTTGACACAAGCATTATCATTATTAAATGACGAGCGCGGTGCAAAGCCTCCTTTATACAACCTTGGCATCAATATTCTATGTCTATCCGTACCTTCTTCCGTTACCAAAGGTGCTAAGCTTTGATAACCACCCTGTACTCCTTTGACAGTTTGTGTTAATGGTCGCATCATGCGTGTAAAATCGTTACTAGTTATAAGCTCAAACATCATAACCGCTGCTGTAGCTGGATTCTGCACTTCTTCTGCTCTCAATAACCTCTCGCAATCCGATACAGC